TGAGGTTACAGGAACACGTTCTACATCTTTCCAATCTAATGCTGGTTCTGCATTAAGTAGTTTGTGTTTAATGTTCCAGTGAAATCCTGGCGCACCACGAAACCCAGAAGGCACTCGTTTACCTTTTAGATCGTTATAACTCTCAATACCAGAGTTGTCTCGTACTGCAAGTCCTGTCTTAAAAAAGTGTAGATTCGCAACAAAACGTAGATTCTTGTGTGCTTTCTTTGATGTACGGATACCTGTATATCCCCAGAAAAAGTCTGTAGGATTACTGATACCAAAGTCAATTTTACCAGCATCTACTTTTTCTAGGTAAATTTGTGTTCCCCTATGTGGTAGAGGGGTTAGTGTAAGTCCAGCTGCACTCATAGTTTTTGCAAGTGCGACTGCTGTTTGGTAGTTTGCACTACCTTTTGTACTTCCCAAGGTTTCTGCATATGCAGAGGTTGTCATGACGACTAGAATTAGTGCCGCTGTAATAAATTTCATCTTAAATTCCTTATATTTCATTTATAAATTCTATTAGATCGTTATCGAGTTTTATCCAACAATTGGAACATACAATAATTGATTCGTTCATAAGAACAATAACGTCTTGTCTGCTTTCTTCGCTGGTTCCTACTCTTTTAGATAATTTACGGATTTCTGAGTTATGAGGATAGAATTTAAGACACACTGTTTCTGCTTCTCCACAGTGGCTACAATGTTTATCGCCCAAATATTCATTGAGTATAATTAGACGATTACGATAGTTTCTACGAGCTACCTTTTTAATCGTGTCTTTATACTTCTCATAATGTTCATTAACCATACTTTTATTTATATGCTATAATACATCTAAAAAGGGGTTATTGCAATTCTTTTTTTTATAAATATTCTTGAATTAAAAACGATATTTCAACTTTAGGAGTAACAAAATGTCATTTCTTTCCTCTCCTGGCGTACATGTAAGAGAGATTGACCTCACTAATATAGTTCCAGCCGTAGCAACCACCGTAGGTGCGATTGCAATGCCGGCAGAACGAGGTCCATCTGGAAGCATAGTAACAGTCGGAAGTGAGCAGGACTTACTACAAGTTTTTGGTAAACCAAACGCAAGTAATTTTGAGTGGTGGTTTACAGCTGCAAACTTTCTAGCTTATTCCGATCAACTAAAGGTTGTTCGGCCAACATCAGGTCATCTAAATGCTGGTCAGGCATCAGGTGTCCTAATTCGTGATGATGATCATTATATTAACTCTTTCTGGTCAGAATCAGGTGACGGACAGGTTACTTCTAATGATTGGTATGCAAGAAGTGCTGGAACTCATGGAAACTCAATTGGTGTCCAGATTTGTCCTTCTGCAACTGCATATTCCCAAGATTTAGGTGGTGATTATCTTACTGTAGGTGAAGATGCTATCGGTTCAACTACAATTAAAGTCGATGACGTAGATGCAGCTGGTTATGCATTTAACGTAGGTGACTTGATTTCTTTCTTCTCCGACTCTGGATATGCTACTCCACTTGATGAAGAAAGAGAGTACGAAGTTACTGCGGTTGCAGCTGGAACAGACAATGATCTAACAATTCGTCTTGCTGACGATCCAAATGGCCAGGGCCTTGTAACTCTCATTCCTGACAACTCTTACATTCGTAGACGTTGGAGGTTCCATAATCTCTTTAACGGTGCGCCTGGCACATCTGATTATAATAATTTAAACAATCGTGGAACTGGTGACGAAATGCACATTGTTGTGTATGACATCACTGGCGACATTACAGGTTATGACTATAGTGTTGCTGGTCAAGCCACTAACTCTATAATTGAATCTTATCCTAGTCTTTCTAAAAATCCATATGCAAAATCTCCACAGGGAGATAGCATTTATTATCCTGATGTTATTTTTAGGCAATCTAATTATATATATTGGGGTGATCATATTTCTACTGGTACAAACTGGGGTACAGACACAACATCTGCTTATACTGCTGTTGTTCCTGTTGATATCGCAAACCTTACTGGTGGAACAGACGATTATGCTGTAACTAATGGTGAACTTCGACTTGCATATGATGAGTTTTCAGATACAGAAAGTTTGGACATTAACCTCGTACTTGCAGGGCCATCTTCTGGTGTTGCAGATTCTGCAGCTGGAATGGATACACATGGTACAATGATTACCGATCTTGTCGAATTACGTAAAGATTGTGTCGCTTTTATCTCACCATATCGTGCTGCAACTGTGAATGTATCATCTACTATTACTCAAACTGCAAACGTGGTTGCTGCATTTGATCTTCTACCATCGTCCTCTTACGTAGTGTACGACAGTGGTTACAAATACATGTATGACAAATACAATGACGTATATCGATATGTACCACTAAACGGTGATATTGCTGGTCTTTGTGCAAACACAGACAAGGTTGCAGACCCTTGGTTCTCGCCTGGCGGTTATAATCGTGGTAATATTCGTGGTGCAATTAAACTTTCTTACAACCCTAAGAACAGTGAGAGGGATCAACTTTACAGGAAACGTATTAACCCTGTAACGAATTTCCCAGGCCAAGGTGTGGTTCTGTTTGGTGATAAAACTGCTCTTGCAAAACCAAGTGCATTTGATCGTATTAACGTGCGTAGGTTGTTCTTGGTTCTTGAGAAAGCAATTGCTACTGCTTCTAAGTATCAACTATTTGAGTTCAACGATGAATTTACAAGAGCTCAGTTTAGAAACTTGGTAGAACCTTTCTTGAGGGACGTACAGGGTCGCCGAGGCATCTTTGACTTTAAGGTAGTCTGTGATGCAACAAACAATACAGGTGAAGTCATTGACCGAAACGAGTTTATTGGTGATATATACATTAAACCAGCTCGTTCCATCAACTTCATTACCCTAAACTTTATTGCGGTACGAACTGGTGTCGCATTTAGCGAGGTAGGAGGTTAATCATGGCAAATATAGATGACTTTAAAGCAAACTTAATCGGAGGTGGTGCAAGAGCCAACCAATACAGGGTAACTATTACACCGCCGCCAGGAATTGCAATTGGGCTTGATGTACGTAGGACTAGTTTTCTAGTGACTGCAACTAATCTGCCTGCTCAAACTTTAGCAGAAATTGCAATACCCTTTCGTGGTCGGAATATCTACATTGCTGGAGATAGATCATTTGAAGAAGCTTGGACAACGACTTTCATGAACGATACGGACTTTATGATCCGTACCGCCATGGAGCGTTGGTCAAATGGTATCAATGATCTCGCCAATAATACTGGTGTGGTTGCTCCTTCGGATTATCAGACCGATTTGACTGTTGATCAGTTAGATCGTGATGATACAGTTCTAAAAACTTATATCTTTAGGAGTGCTTGGCCTACAACTATAAGTCAAATTGATCTGACTAACGAAACAGCTGATGCGATTGAAACTTTCGATGTTACTTGGAGATATCAACACTTTGAAGCTTCAGGCGTAAACTTCTAAATTAAAGCCTACTAAATAGTAGTAGGAGATTTAAGTATGGCTGAACTTTTCGGGTTTTCAATTAAAAAATCATCAAAGGATGTGGGGTCTAGCGAAAAAAGTTTCGTTAGTCCCACTCCTGATGATGGTACTATAGAAGTTGCTGGTGGTGGTTTCTTTGGTCAGGTGTTAGACACTGATGGCCGAGAAAAAAATGAGATAGACCTCATCAGACGATATAGAGATATTTCAATTCAAGCAGAATGTGATGCTGCAATTGAAGATATTGTTAATGAGGGTATTGTTGCAAATCAGGAAGATGTTCCTGTGCAAATTTCATTGGATAGGGTTCCCTATTCAGATAAAATCAAACGTAAGATTAGAGATGAGTTTGAAGAAGTTCTGAGGCTTTTTGATTTTAATACAAAAGGCCATGATATTTTCAGACGTTGGTATGTTGATGGGCGTGTTTACTATCACAAAATTATAGATAGTAAATCTCCACGAAAAGGTGTTACTGAATTGCGTTGGATTGATCCTTTAAAAATTAAAAAGGTTAGAGAAGAACAAAAGAAAGTAGACCCAAAAACTCAGATTGAAATGACTGAGAAGGTAAACGAGTATTTTATTTTCAACCCTATGGGTATCGATAAGACAGGTATTTCTGGTGGAAATTCGTCTGGTGTAAACCAAGGAATTAAAATTGCACCAGATGCTATTACATATGTTCCTTCTGGTATTATTGATTCAAATACAGGTAGGGTAATGTCCTATCTACAGAAAGCAATTAAACCCGTTAATCAGTTGCGTATGATTGAAGATTCACTTGTTATCTATCGTATTTCACGTGCGCCCGAAAGACGTATATTCTACATTGACGTTGGTAATCTACCAAAGGTTAAAGCAGAACAGTATCTTAAAGACGTTATGAATAGGTATCGTAATAAGATGGTTTACGATGCAAAAACTGGAGAAATAAGAGATGATCGAAATCATATGTCAATGCTTGAAGATTTCTGGCTACCAAGGCGTGAAGGCGGTAGAGGAACAGAGATTACTACTCTCCCTGGCGGTTCCAATCTAGGAGAAATTGATGACATTAACTACTTCCAACGGAAATTATACCGTTCACTTAACGTGCCGATATCACGACTCGAATCTGAATCAGGATTCTCTTTGGGTCGATCTACAGAAATTACCAGAGATGAGCTCAAGTTTACTAAGTTCGTGCAACGGATTCGTAAGAAGTTCACTCCC